TCTCTCTTTGCGCCATGAATTGTGCGCCTCTTGTACTTCTCGTGACTTTAGCCATGATTCCTCAGTTTTGTGACCCGTGGTTGGGTCGGTTAATTAGTAGCATAGCGGGGAATCGAACCCCGCTGTATACCATATATGCTTAGTCTTAGGCAAGACTTCTTTCGCTGTTGGTTACGCTATTCTTTCAATAACTCCGTACTCGTTTAAGTCTCTTACCACTCTTACGGGCATTTGCTCACCTAGGCTTAGTTTCATAATCTTTTCAAATTCTTCTTCTAAAGCGAACACTACCTCACGCTCTTCTTTTTCTTCATCGTAGAAGAACAATTCTTTAAACTTCAAAACCTCAGTGTAGGCCTTTCCTTCGTGTACCATTACCACTGCGTAAGTGATGTCTTCTACCTGTCTTGCTGTGTAATCCATAAAGCATTCAATTTGTGAGCGTGGTTGCTCGGGTTAGTGAGTAGTCCTAGCACGACCTAGGCGCAGACCATATCTCAGTCTACCACTACCCTTTGATTACATTTGTTCTTTGCAGAACTTTTGAGATTCTTGTACGAATGCGTTGTGTTCGTACACATCCTTTGTGCAAGAGACAAACGCCTCGATGTGGCTATCCACACACTGCTGTACTCTTTCCTTTAGCGTTGCACTCAGTCTATTAAAACGAGTAGCCTCGCCGATTCCGATTAGTACATCGCAGTATACATTTACTAGCTTGGTTTTGCTTACGATATAAGGCATGATAATTGAATTTAGTGCCCGTGGTTTGGGCGATTAATAGTGGGTAGTCCGAGCACGACCTCGGCACAGCCTATAGCTGTCACTACCCGTTGGGTTCTAGCATCCTAAGAAGCCTAATTGAGCCACTACCGATGCTGTTCTTAGCTTCGCATTCTCTTCCGATTTGCGCATACATTCGTAGCTTAGTTTAGACATGGCGCCCTCAGCCACACCGAAATCAGACTCATCACGTGCCGTGAAGATTAGTCTACCACTTTCGGGGTCGTGCAATGTGGTCAGCGTTGTAGGCTGTCCTAGGCTTAGTTTAAACTGCTGTTGAACCATGAACTTACCTAGGTACGGGTCTGCCTTTAGACACACGATTGGTGCACCATCTAGATTAGTGTTTACGGGGCTTAGGCTTTCGATTAATTTTTCAGCGTTTGTCATTTTGATTGAATTTGTGAGCGTGGTTGCTCGGGTTAGGTGGGGTGGGCAGTCTCGCTCTGCCGTACAAGTCGTGCCTAGCATACTCTACGTAACGCTTGGCTTTCTCACACACCCCACGGAAATGGGTCACAAGCGTTGCCGTATTGTCTAAGATGAGGGGTTAGCTCACGAGTCATTTTGGGGCGGTACCTAGGTTGCGCAGACTCTATCCGATATCGTTCGGGGCTTGTGCGTTTCGATGTTTTGATTTGTTCCGTTGCTTACTCTCGACTCTCTTGCAGTATCCAATGTGCATCTTGTCCCTAGGGACTCTAAGTCTGTTCAGCGTTCGTAGGGTGGCGGTATATGAAGTCTGCGGATGCAAAGCCGATTGGCTCTCTTCAACTTTCCGAACCACCTAGAGGATGCAATCCTCATCTAGTGACTATCGAAGCGGTCGTTTCTCAGAGGCAGATTCAAATTGTGAATCTCGTTTAGCAGTCTTTCGATTGTTGCTCTCATTAGCGGAAGGCTTTCTATGTGTTACTCACCTAAGCCGTGTGGCTCATTCCGTTTGACATCGGCAATATGGGAACAGCCATTGGATTACACAACCCCCCAAATATCGGCGGTAATTGATACCCGCACGAGGAGAGGCCTCTAGCCCAAGCCTAGAGCGGGATACAGAGCATCGAAAAAAAAATGAAGAAATTTTACAATTGAGTGAAAACACCTAAAAGAAAAAATGAAACTAGGTATAATCACCTAGGCCAAAAGGTACAAATACCTAGAGTCTAAGTATAGCTGCTAACTGCTTGAATGTGAGTGAATTACAAGCGAAACCCACTAATTTGAACTTTTTTTGATGCTGTTAATAACTCCTACAGCCCAAGCCTAGCCTAGGATACAGCCGATAAGTATACCGATTAGCACAAAAATAGCTATTGCGTATCTCAAACACGTATAAAAGGCCACCAAGACATTTAATCCAATCGTTGTCAACCCGCACCACCACTACGATGTAGGATAGGTAGTCCCGCCATGTACATTTAACCAAACAGACCCCTATGTATGTGAGTGAATATCAGCGAGTTACGAGCAAAACGTCAGATTTCATTAAAGGTCTTTTTGGACCATTACGATTAGGGCATACAGCACCCCTCAGCCATGCCCCGCTAACCCCTGTAAACACTGAGACAGCAGACTCGGCAGACTGCCCACATTTTACCATGCCTACCCCACATACTGCCCACCATTTACCATTATAGAATTAGACTATAGATTTAGTATATAGATTTTATGCATACTTTTTCCCCATAGAAACAACCTATAGATGAGAGTGATTTTATTACCTATAGATTTGACCTATAGATATAGCGCATGGATACAGCCTCACAGACCTATAGAAACGCACTATAGAAACGATGTATAGATTCTACCTATAGATTTTATATATAGAAAAAAGTATGTGCTTAGACACTACGAAAATGTGTGTAGATTTTAGTTAAGAAAATAGGTATAGATTTGGGGTGTGATTATTCCCCTCGTTTGCATGTCTCAAAACCTATAGAAAAAACATAGCAATTAATGTGCTGTTGTTGGAGCATAAACCTAAAGAAAAAAGCTAAACATTTTTGGGATGAAAAGCTATAGAAGACGGGGTGGGGTTTGGGATTCCGTTTCGGATTGCGCTCGCTTGCGTCTTGGCCCTATTATAATCCCCATATTCCTTATAACTCTGTGGAATTAGCAGACTGTCACATATTCCCTATAACTCTATAGAAAATACAACCTGTCTGCGTAGTCTGTAAAATGACGAACATAGGGGGTATAGACTAGAACTGGATACAGTAGTCTGTTGTGAAGAGCGCCTACATAGGACGTGATGACGACGCTAGGCGTTCTGATACAGTTATGGCGTATAGGGGAGGAGATGTCTTACTTTGCGGAGGCTTTTGTGAAGCCCCGCGGCAGAGGAGCAGTGGAAAGAACTCCAGAGTGTCGTTCTTTAACATCTTATTGTCGAAGCAAAGGTAGGGTAAAAATATTTAACTTTCAAGTCCCAAGTAGGGTTTTGTTAAAAATTTAACACATTGTTTGATTGGTGTTACAAAAACAACTATATTTGGTTCTTTAATAAGACGTTATGGGAATTTTTGTATTTGCTGTTTTTAGTAGTATGGTTGCTGCGGGGTTCATCTATGAGTACTCTGCCGACTATGTTGGTAGCAAGTGTTTTGATGAGTACGATAGGGAGCAGATGATTGAGCGCTTCGGGGAGCATGCTATAGATGCAGCTACTGATGAGGAGCAGGACACCTTTATGGTGTTTAATATAGAGAAGGCAGGGCCGTTTATCTTTATGATGTTTATCACCTACCACATCTCTTACCCTGTGCGGTGGTTTATCGGCCTTTTTGGTTGATTGGTGCTCCGCCGCTACCTATATCGTGGTATTGAATGTCTTCTCTACCATCAAGCATTCTATAGAAGCGTTGAACAGCGTGTCGCCCCTTGTGGGATAGGCATATTCTTGCGCTGTTGTTTGTTATACCTAGCATTTGCTCTACTACTTTATTTACTCGTCCGCTAGCGTAGTAGTCCTCTAGATATCCCGACTTCTTTAAAGGGCGTATAGTACGCTCGTACAACCCCTTTTCGTTTCTGTTGTAGTCCTCAGCAATGCGGGAGATGGTAAAAAACTCGTAGTCATAGCAGAAAAGCATAAATAACAGCTTCTGACGCTCTATACCCGTGGTTGCAACAAAGTGTTTCTCAGCTAAATCGAGGTACTTGACATAGTTGTCACCGACAAAGCGCTCCTTCATCATCAGAAACTCCCTGTGCTGCTTACTTTTCGCTGAGCGACTCTTCGCCATGCTTGTTAATTATGGTTAAATTGACTATATTTGTAATATATACAAATATAATTAAATACACAATACAATGCAAGATGAATATTTAGATTTCTTTCACGAGATGCGTGAGAAAATCGAGGGTATGAAGGCCCTCGTTAAGAAACACGGGATGGAAGACGTCTTCGCAATGGCCTTTATAGGCGGGGTATACACCTACAATGAGGAAGGCTCACTAAAATTCCAAGCGGTATCGGATTACGTCGTTGAAGACGAGGAGGAGCTCGATGAGATGCTCTCAGCATGCCTAGAAATCTATCGTATGACCGATGGGATGACCGCAGACGAGGAGGCTAACCTACCCAGAGACATTAAAAACACCGATGAGTGGACCAGTGAAGACTGGATGGACTTTATCAATAAAAATACCGAAGGGGGCGAAGCATGATGAATATTATTAGAAAGATAATTATCGGTACCGACCCTAAAGACGCCATGGCCTACTACCTCGGGATGAGGGCAGGGGGCGGGACAGTCTGTGCCATTGTTTTAGACGAGAAGCACCTAGCAAAATACAGCATGAAAAGGTACTTAGTCTACATTGAAATAGAAGCAGAGGGAACCATGCTATGGAAATGCATAGACAACATGCCCTGTATTGTTGAATACGACTGTAGATTTGATTGATTATGAGACCGCTATACGACTTTGTAATACACCTAGATAAAAGATACGATAATGAGCTTAAACACGGGGGATTATCACTTGTTAGAGACCACAGATGGGACGATTTTGAAGATAGAATATCATACGGCACCATCAAAGCTACCCCAGCAAAGTACGACACCCCTGCAGCCATTGGAGATACTCTTGTATTCCACCACCACGTTAACCAACAACCCGACAAGTATGGGATGGGGGATGACCACTACATGGTGACCTTTGACCCCGAGACGCGCTCCTGTCAAGCAATTGCCGTGATAAAGCCCAGCGGGGAGATTATAACACTCGCCAATTGGGTGCTGCTCGATGCCCCACCAGCAGAGAAAAAAGAAACCTCTAGCGACTCTGGACTGTTTCTAGGCTACGCCGAAAAAGACACCACCAACACCGAAGGTGTGGTGAGGGCGAAGAACATGTTTATAACGGATGTAAATATCGGAGATACCGTAGGGTTTAGAAACAACGCAGACTACCGCGTCAGACTACCAGAGCCGCACGGTGAGGTATTTAGAATGCATATAGACGATATATACTACGTAGTAGAATGAAAAAGACCACACTGCAATACGCATTAGACCTACTCGAGAGCACAGAAATGGCACTCGATAATCTAATTAGCGAGATAAAAAAACCTATCGACCCTGAGCTTAGCGGCTCAGGTCGTAAGGCTGAGCTACAGGCTGTAAAACAAACTGCAGTCGACGCCAAGGAAATGCTACAGATTCGCCAAGGGCTAGAGGAGATGATTAAGTCCCTAGCCGATGGAGACCAAATATCAGACGAGGTAGACTACGGCGCTGGCTTTGCGGAGAAATTCTCTAAGCGGTAATGGCTGGCCTAGTAAAGGCTGAGGCCTACGACGAGATGATTGTCAACATATGCCCCAACGGAACGTCGGGGGAGGTCATCAATATAGACGGGCTCTACATCCAACTGCCCGAGCAGCCACCCCACGACCAAATACTCTACCACGAACTGCCCCAAGAGCAGCAACGCTGGGAGCGCCATGAGCCGAGTAATGAGCTTATTCGTCTCAAGTCTATGGACGACTGGGCGCAATCACCAAAGGAGTTTAGAGCAAAGCACAGCGCATATATCAGTGAGGAGTACAGAAGAAGGAGAGAAGGGCTATGGTTCTACAACAACGGCACCCCTACCTATATAACAGGTTCGCATTACATGCTGTTGCAATGGACTAAGATTGACGCTTCATTCTATGGGTACTACTTAGATTTTCAGCGTAAGTTGTTTATCCACGCCCAAGCATGCGAAATCGACCCACGCTCAGTAGGGCAGTTGTTTGTAAAGTGTCGCCGCTCAGGATACACCAACATCGCCGTTAGCAAGCTACTCACAGAGGGGACCCTTGTAAAAGACAAGGTGCTCGGGGTAATGTCAAAGACAGGTAAGGACGCCCAAGACAATATCTTTATGAAAAAGGTTGTAGGGATGTACAGACACTACCCATTCTTTTTCAAACCCATACAAGACGGTACCACCAACCCACGCATGGAATTGGCCTTTCGTGAGCCTGCAAAGCGCATCACCAAGACCAATAAATCGGCAACAGCAGGTGAGGCACTCAATACAATTATCAACTGGCGCAACACCGTAAACAACGCTTACGATGGTGAGAGGCTGTATTACTTATTTTTAGATGAGGCAGGAAAATGGGAGAAGCCCGCAGACATTAGAGAGGCTTGGCGTATTAATCGTACTTGTCTTATTGTTGGGCGTAAAATTGTGGGTACAGCACTGGTTGGCTCAACAGTAAACCCCATGGACAAGGGCGGGAGTCAGTACAAGGACCTATGGTTTGATTCAGACCCCGAGGAGCGCAACGCCAACGGACGTACACGCTCTATGCTCTACCGTATATTCATCCCCGCCTACGAAGCCCTAGAAGGGTTCTTTGATAAATATGGGAACCCCATTATCGAGGACCCCGAGCAACCCATAGAAACCATTGACGGAGACTTTGTAAGCATCGGAGCACGCACCTACCTCAACAATGAGCGCGATGCACTCAAAGAGGATGCCAATGAGCTCAACGAGGTGATACGTCAGTTCCCCTTCTCACCAGAGGAGGCCTTCCGTGATTCTGTAGACTCCTCAATATTTAACATCGGAAAGATATACGAGCAGATACAGCATAATGATATGATGTACCCCTCGCCCGTAGTTATCGGAAACTTCCATTGGAAGAACGGCGAGAAAGACACCGAGGTTATCTTTGAGCCCAACCCCGAGGGGCGATGGCACCTTGCATGGATGCCCCCGCAAGAGGTGCGCAATCAAAAGACCACCCACCGAAACGGCCACTACACAGCGCCCAACACCCACATAGGCGTAGGCGGCGTGGATAGCTATGACCTCGACGGAACCGTAGACGGCAGAGGCTCCAAGGGGGCGTGCCATTTCTACAACAAGTTTAACATGAACTACCCCGCTAATATGTTCGTTGCTGAGTACGCCTCAAGGCCCCCGCTGGCTAAGATATTCTACGAGGATGTGCTTATGGCTGCTGTTTTCTTTGGCTACCCCATCCTAATAGAGAACAACAAGTATGGGATTGCTCGATACTTCGAGCAGCGCGGATACCTCGAGTATCTACTGGACAGACCCAAGCACCTAATGACCAGCCACTCCAACAAGTCTAAGACAAAGGGGGTGCCCTCCAACGGTGCAGACTTACTACAAGCCCATGCCCAGTCTATAGAGGCCTATATACACAACCACGTTGGTGAGAACCACGAGACAGGCACGCTAGGTAAGATGTACTTTAACAGAACACTAGAGGACTGGATAGGCTTTAGGATAGACAAGCGTACCAAGTACGATTTAACAATTTCATCGGGGCTGTGCCTACTGGCATCACAAACGCCACACAAGGAAGTAAAGAAAACAGACTTTTCAAAAAAGAAGTTCCTAAGGCGCTACAGACCCAATGCTTAGATAATAATTTATATCTTTGCGCCAATAATAATTATTAATTTTTTTAGACATGGCTAAAACAGGAACATACGGAATCAAAGCTAATGCCAACAGCGGCATTATCGAGATTGAAGCTTATGCAGCATTAGACTTCGCAGACGATGCGGCAGCAGCAACAGGCGGCGTACCACTAGGTGGCATCTACCACAAAGCAGGAGACTTGAAGGTGCGCGTAGCGTAATTAACGCTATTACAACGATTTAAAAGAGGCTTCGGCCTCTTTTTTTGTCTATATTTTTGTATATTTGCTGTGTATTTGGCTCACATAGCATTTTTTAAACTTTTAAACTTGATATACAATGGCATACGAAAATGTAAGCTCACCAGTAAACTTCCAACGCCAAGTTCTTGGTCAGAAGGGATTCAGAAAATTAACTACTAGCGGTACAGGTACTGCAGGTGAATTCTATCGCGCAATCACTGTACTAGCAGATGCAAGCATTACACTTGGCTCAGAGGCTGGTGATGACTTAAATGCGGAGACTATCCCTGCGGGTGTAACTATCTACGGATTGTTCAGCAGCATTACTGTTGTTAGTGGTGATGTCCTTGCATATATAGCATAAGCTATGTTAGGTCTAGGGTTATCATTAACTACAGGAGGTGTAGCCACACCAGCGTACGTTGTACTAGCCAAAGCCTTTGTATCAAGGGTTGAGGCAGACGGCGGTACGGTTGATTCATTCGCTTGTTTAAAGACGGATATGGCATACCTTACTTCTAATCCAGATGCTCCTGCGGGGTACACTGTTGAATGGAGTAGTGCGACTGTAGGGAGTTCAGCAGAGTTTAGAATCAATCTTGTTGGTGGCGCTGGGTATACGTATACTTATGCGGTTACCGATACACAGGCTACAGAGGTTACAGGAACAGGAGTTATGGGTGGAGACATCCAAGCGGTTACTGCAGACCTAAGCACACTGGTTGACGGTACGGTTACCTTAGCGGTATACCTAACGGGTGCTGGTGGTGACGGTAATGTGGTTACGGATACAGCGAATCTTGTAGGTGTTGATGCTGATGCACAAGCGTTCATCACGGCTGCATCTATTACTGATAGCACTCAACAATCGGCTATTGATACGCTTGTAGTTGATTTAAAAACTGCGGGTATTTGGACAAAGATGAAGGCAATTTATCCAATTGTTGGAGGTACGGCATCTTCTCACAAATTCAATTTGAAAGACCCACGAGATTTAGATGCGGCATTTAGATTGACATTTAGTAGTGGATGGACTCACTCAAGTAATGGAATGCAACCAGCGGGTAATGGTACTTTTGCAAATAGTTATTGTAATCCTAATGTAATGGCTCAAGATTCAAGCCATTTATCACTTTATTCAAGAACTAATATATCGGAATCTAAAGTTGATATGGGTGCTTTTATCCCAACCAATGGCCATTATATGGCTTACAAGTATGGCAGTACTATTTACCCTACTATAAATAGCCAAGAACAAAGTGGTGGTACATCTCCATATACTACAACGCTTGGACATATATTGGGTAATCGGAATGATTCTACAGAAAGTAAATTTTATCAAGCAGGTTCATTACTTGCAACATATACAAGGACAAGTACCACACCTATAAACATCCCTATTTATTTAGGTGCTTATAATGTTAATAATGTAGCAGGTACTAATTCAAGTACAAAACAATTTGCATTTGCATCTATTGGGGATGGTTTAAGCGATTCAGAAGTAAATGCATTTAATACTTCCGTTCAAGCATTTCAAACAACATTAGGTAGACAAGTATGATAGGCTATAAATTGACATTAGAACAAAAGGAGGCGATTCAAGGCGTTCAGTTTAGCGATGCAACATTCTTCAACTGCGTTGAGGATATTGATGGTGTATGGTTCTTATTCCTATCGGAGCAAGACACGAACAACATACCTACTGAATACGCTTATTTGTTAGAGTTACCACAACAAGAATTTGTACCACCTGTACAAGAAGATATTATATAATGGCAACAGAAAGTTTTTTTAGTAATGCCTCGTTAGCCTACCTTGCTTCAGCAGGGGCTGGGAAAGATGGTAAGACCTATAGCATTAAACCCACGGACGGCACGGGGGACTTTACATTTTCACGAGGTTCAAACCTTGCGGCTACCCGTGTGGGGGCTGATGGATTGATTGAGAAAGGGCGGGAGAATTTACTGCTACAATCAAATCAGTTTGATACTACTTGGGGTCTTGAAGCAACAACCTTAACAAGCGGCCAAACGGGTTACGATGGTAGTTCGGATGCTTGGAAGGTTATTCCTATAACAGACAATAGTACCCATTATGTGTACAAGACAACTCCTTATCAAACAGGTGTAAGCACTTTTAGTGTTTATGCAAAGTATTCGGGATATCACGCACAATTACGAGTATTTAATATCGGTGGTGGTAAAGCCTATGCAAATTTTGATTTGCAAAACGGAACAAAGGGAACAAGTGGAGGTACTGACATCATAGATTCAACTATCACAAGTGTTGGTAATGGTTGGTATAGAATCACTTTAAGTTTAAACTACACTATAGCCCCGTATTCATCAGGTGTAATTCCTATAGAATCACCAACTGATGGTGAAATTCCTTCTTATGCAGGAGATGGAACATCAGGGGTTTTAATACAAGACTTTCAGCACGAGGTAGGCTTGGCCGCTACGGATTACATTGAAACAGGAGCATCTACTGCACAAGCGGGATTGTTAGAGGACGAACCGCGTTTTGATTATTCGGGCGGGGCAACTTGTCCGTCTCTTTTGTTGGAGCCATCACGCACGCAGTTGGTTTCATACTCGGAATATCCGACTGTCTTTTTTGGTTCAGATATTGAATTGACAACAAGTCCAGATGGAAGTCTAAATGCGGCTAAAATAATTGAGCAGAACACAAATAGCCAGCACTTCGTGACCTTTACCGCTTTAAATGTGGTGGCGAGCACAACCTACGCAATATCGTTTTATTGCAAAAAAGGTTCTTATAGTTCTATTTATGTACCTCTTCAAAGTTCAAAAATTAACGCTAATCTTTCAATAAATTTTGATACTCAAAGCGTTACATTAGCGGGGCCAGATAGCGTGATAAATAGTGAGTTTATAGAAAGCGTAGAAAATGGCTGGTATCGTGTTGGTTTTTCTGCTACTGCTAATTCATCGGGAACAATGGATTTTTATGCTTGTATCTCTACAAGTTTAAGCAGTTATCAAGGAGACGGAACAAGTTACACTGAATTTTACGGCTTCCAATTAGAACAAGGCTCCTACCCAACTTCCTACATCCCGAACCATTCGGGCGGGAGTGTTACGCGGGGGGCGGATGCGATGGATGAGCAGATATCGGGTCTTACAAGTCTTGATAAAGGGACATTCTTTGTTGACTTTGATAGAGGTTTGACTACGGCTACTGCAAGAGATGTTAGTACGCAAGGTCTATATTATGAAACTCTAAATACATTTGCTGGACTAAATCAAGGAATTGAAATTGGCACAAATGCAGATGGTTCTATAAGGGCTGCAGTTCGCACATCATCTGGATTTAGTAGTCTATATACTAACAATACTTTGAGTAGATTTAAGATATTGTATAAATGGAGCGGCACTGAATTAAAGGTATTTGTTAATGGCAGTTCAGTGTATAGTAATTCAACCAAATGGGGTGAAATTACTTCTGCCCTACAATACATTGGATATAACGCAGACTTTAGAAAAAGCGTAAACCAAGTTTTGGTTTTCCCCGAAGCCCTATCCGATGCCGACTGCATCGCACTCACTACGCTATAAAAAAATAAGTTATGATTAAGTACACACGGAAATACGAGTTCACCAACGAAGCGGCAGCAGATGCCGCCATTGCCGCACTTCCTCACGATGAGGAGGGGAATGTTAACCACAACCACGCTATCGTTAAGCTAGGGTATCTCGTAGATACTCCTGCTACATACGATGAAGAAGGGAATGAACTAACAGCTGCTGTCCTAAATACAGAGTATGCTGTTGATGTATACTGGGATGGTGAGCCTTTAGAGGCTTGGAATCAGTATATAGTATGGCCAATCCCACTAGGCAGGCACAGCTTCGGCAGCTCATCTTCAAGAGACGAGTACGCTAAAACATACTGCGAGCTGTTCCCCGATAGTTTGTACTGTAACCCACCAGAGCCAACGGAAGAA